GCCTAACTTCGTCTTCTACTATCTGAAAAGGTGTATTTACTAAACAGTAACATAAAAGTGCTTCGTCTTTACCGGTAAGCCATAAATACCCCTGAAGTTGATAGTAGTAATCTTTATTAGGACATTCGGCTTCAAAAAACGGAAACGTTGTAGCGTCCCAACTGCATTTTACATCCAATAGAACTTCGTTCGTGTTTACGTCTGGCGTTCCAGTTAAATAATCGTTGTTTAGGTTTTTTTCATTCTTGTAAATAAAGCCTAAGTTCAACACATCGTTAACAAGTGCTATGCCCTCATCCTCTACTTCGTTACCCTTATCAGTGTATCTGCTCCAAAACTCTTTACGGATTCCGTATTTATGTTCGATTGCAAGTTCTTGAATATAGGTTTTAGTAGTCTTAGATAGAACCTCCCCTTTTGTTTTAGGGGAAGTCATGATTTTTCCTATTTGTGAAGCTCGTATTTTCATATCAGTAACAATGCTTTTTGTTGAACTTCATTTAATTCGAACTTTGCTTGTAGCTCTTCGGCTGTAAATTCACCTGCTCTAATTGCTTCAACTGCTTTTAAAAAACGTTCACCTTGTATTGTAGGCTTTTTTTCCGTCTTTACGGCTTTTATTTGTTCTCCAGCTGCGTCAACATCTTTGTCGGTTACAATACCTAAAATTGAAGATAGTGCGTAACGTCTTAAATAAGTAATTGCAGAACCTAAAACCTGAAAGTCATTCATCCCTTTAAGTTGAACACCTTGAGGAATATCCGTTTGGCTGTCTATTTGTTCACCGCTTTCAGAATGAAACAATACAGTTACTATTGCTTGACCGTTAATTAATTGGGTGAAGCCTAATCCGTGTTTTTGTAACAATGGGTTAATTACTTCAAAGATTTTAGGTAGGTCGGCATACGAATATCCGTACCCTTGCGTTCCTTTGTGAATTACTGGCACCTCTTGCTGAAATGCTGCTAAACTTTTAAATAGATTTTTCATAATATAAATTTTAATTGTTTGACAAATATAACTATTCTTTTTAATATAACAATGGATAAATGTTAAAATTTACAATAAATATGCTTAAATCTATTTAACATTATTTCCGAAAAGTATTGTTTTGCCTTTTGTATTCCGTGTTTATTTATCATTGATATAAATAATAAAATATTAAAATACGTGTAATCCATAAAATCAAATACTGGGTTCTTTATTTCTTTATAATCAGTTAAGAACTCAAACCATTCATTTTTATATCTGCAGTTAGAAAGCATTTCGTGAATTTCATTTTCGCAATCATAATTAATTACTTTGAAAGTTACAACGTGAGGATTAGCAGTAGTTATTTGTCTTATTCGACTATCAAAATCTTTTGTTCTTCCAACTTTAAAAAATCCAAACCTATCTAAAACAATATAAGTAACATAACCATTCTCAGTTCTTGAATTATTTTTAATTGTTTTTTGTAAATTTTTTCGCATCATAAAAATTTCTTTAATCCTTCCGCACATCGTTCAATGCTGTTTGCTCGTTCCTGAAGGCTTTGGATTTGTTCTTGGATAGTTTCCTTGCAATCGCTTGTAAAATAGCCGTTAGACGTAGCTATTAAAGGAATAATGCCATTTGTACGTATGTAGTTAACCATTTTACGCAATCGCGGACCATTCATTTTAGTTTTATAACCTTTCGTGTTTAGGTATTCGTTCATTCGGGTTACTATTAACTCACTTTTAATTGGGTTCGCCTTTTTGTAATTTCGGAAACCATGAACTACGATAGGTAGAATCTCCATTTCTTCGCTTGTAAGTTCGTGTGTAAACTCTTCAAAATTTGTTACGCTCATTTCTTGAAAGTTTGTTCGTAATACATTTCGCCAGTTAACCAATATTCATAATTCGTGTCACCTTTGCTTTTTTTCAATTTATTTCCGTGCGCTTCGATTATTTGTTGCTTTTCAAGTTCTAAAAACTTGTGAAAGTTATTTACAAACTCCCTGCCTTGTTGCGTATAAATGTCAAATAAAGACGGATGCAACCTTTCTAATTCGCTAAATACTTCTTGCAATGCTGTTTTCATAATTTAAGTTTTAATTGTTTTACAAATATAATTATTCTTTTTAATATAACTACAATTCTTTTATCTTTTTTTTATAAGTCAACATAATTTCTCGCAACTCCTCTTTAGTGTATCTTCTTTCTGTTGCTCCGTTTTCCTCTAACCATTCAACTCGTTCAATACCGATTTTATCAATTAGCCTTTTTCTGTATTCAACTTGATTACCTGAAAGCATCACGTTGCATTTGTAGCAGCTGACCCAAACGTTATCCTCGTGAAAGCGTACGTTTGAATGTCCTCCAGCACTTAAATAGTGTGATGCGTGTCTTACTCCATTTATTTTTTTACCGCAGCTTATACAGTTTTCGTGTTTATCTCGCTCACGTATAAAACGATTAAATACTACTTGAGTCATATTTAAAAAGTCTTGGATAGTTTCTAAGTCTTGTTTCATTTTCTGCTTTTTAACTTTCCATTGTTTCGCCTTTTCGGATTCTACCCAAACACGGACGCATTCATCGTTTAAGCAGTATTTTTGCAGGAACTTAATAGGTTCAAATTTCTCTTTGCAGTTTTTACAACGTGACATCTTTAAAATTTAATTGGCTTTTTAAATCTTGAACTTTGAATTTTTCCTCTTGAAGTAACCTTTCAAGTCTAAAGTTTTGCTGTAAAGCTGCTCTATATTCTTTTTCCATTGTTGAGTAAACTAAACTTATTTCTTGAAGGTCTGCTAAGGTTCTTTCCATAGAATCAATTATGTCAGTTCTATTTGGGTGGTTCGTCTTTATCTCTTCAAGACTTATTTTTACTTTTAAGAAAGTAGTTTGTATTCCTACTTTGGCTGTTATAATATTCAATTCATCCATTTATTCGTGTTTTTGCTTGTTATAATTTACAATTTATCCCGTTTTATCCCGTCTAACTTTTCAGACCTTATAATTTTTTTATTTCGTCTTTTACTTGATTCCAATAATCATAAGACGCTTGTAAATCAATATCTCTATAATCCCAACATTGTTTCATTAATTCATCTAATGCAGTTAAAGCACATTGTTTAGCAAAATGCTTTTCAGTTAAAAGAAATTGGTATTTATCAATTAATTCTATTGCTTTTTGTTTAGGTTTCATATTACAAGTTAAGTTAGTTAAGATAGTTAAGGTAGTTAAAACGGAACATCTTTTTTCATCTTTTCGCTAAACGAAAGTAATTCTTTTCCGTTAACTATATCAGGTTCAATCAAAGGTAGTTGTTTAGCTGGAAACTGATTACTAATTACATTGCGTTGTTCACTTGCGTAATATTTCGTGTAATTGTTATTTTCTGCATCCTGAAAATAGTAAGTTAATCGGTCTTTATCAAAGTACATTTTAATGCTTCCAACTTCGCCTATTGAACGTGGTTTAATTTTGTTAAAGTAAATTGTAACCTCATTGCTTAAAATATCCTCACGATGAACAGTTATCATTGATTTACCTGAGTTAAACCATTCACTACCACCTTTTAAATCGTAAGGACTTGGAGCGGGTCTTTTGCCGTTTTCTTTTTCAGTTAACTTGGGGTGAATAATCGTGTGTAAATGCAAATCGTTTTGTTCTGCAATATGGTTTCTTAATGGTAAAATATATTCTAAATATTGTGCGTAACCTCCGTGTTTTTCGTAATCGTGGCTCATATCTTTCCAACTATCAATCGAAGCTGTATGTAATCCTTCATCCGTGTTTTTTAATTCAATAGCCCACTCCCAAAAATCTTTTGGGCTTAATTTTCCTTTTGTATCTTTACGTGTAACGATATTAAAGTGTCGCATAACCCATTCCATAGCGTGAGTAATTTCAATATCCGTAATTACATTTTCTGAATTTGGATTAAAACTTTTACCAGTCTTTTTATGAATTAAATCAGCTACAATTTCAACGTTGTTACCTACGTCAGGAAAATAAACTAAATGCTTCCATCCATAAAATTTAGAAGTGTTTACCAAAAGTTCCATTAACACTTGTGTTTTACCACTCATAGGGTAACCAGTCCAATCGGTGCAATTACCTAATGTCATTGAGTAATGTTTGTGTAATTGTTCCCAACCTAAAAACATTCCTTTTTTGTGGTAGTTGTCTCGATATTTGTAAATCTTATCTACAATATCACCTTGTTCAGTTATCTTAAATCCGTTCATTGCCAAGGTGCTTTAAATTTATTATCTTCTTTTTGATATTGTTTAGGGTTTCTACTAAACCAAGTTCTTAACCTTTGAGAAATACCGAATGTTTTTTCTTTTTCAAATCTAAGTTTTTTATCATTCTCACCGTGTTCAG